AGAAGCAGATTTGTTAGATGATTGCATAGGATTGCTGATTGTTTAACGTTTAGGCTTTCCGATGATCTTCCTCATTTCCTGTTCAAATTCGTGATCTTCTTTGCACCAATCATCACAAAAAGATCCGTGATCGAGTTTGGCGTTACAAGAAAGGCAGTACCCGCTGGTCGGATGCTGCCTTTTTTGTTTTGAGTGCTTTGGACGTAAATCGTCCGAGCTGTCAGAGAATTTCATTTCATGCCAGAAAGGAACTCATCCCTTTCCGCTATTCTGCGTCTCAGCAATCCAGCCATGTGCTTTCCGTGAGACATATCCCAATCATCGAACTGTTCGGCAGCGCCTTTGTAATTTCCAGCGTTCAAAAGTCGAAGCAATGTTGAGTTCTGAAAGTTGGTTCTGCCAACGTTGAATACAAAGTCCACCAGCGCGTCGAATTCCTGCTGTGACAGTCTGACCCTAACCAAAGCATTAACAGCGTTCACGGCCTTCTGAACGTCCCTCATGAGCAAGTCTTCGGCTTGCGTCTGTGTAATCTTCATTCCGGGATTGACTTCTGGCCCAGTGTGGCCGTATCCGATAGTCCAAGGAGTCCCGCCAGAGCCCGGATCTGGATACGCTTCGAGCTTGCAGCCCTCGAATTGCTCCGTCAAATGGAGCCCGTCTTTGGAATACTGCATCATTTGAGCGCGTTATATTTCTGGATCACTTCGTTCCGTTCGATTTCTGTTGCGGAGCAATCACGGGCAAAGTTGATAAGAGATTCGACATCCTGCTCAAGTAAGCGGAGTCCTTGGGCTGGTACTGGAGCGGGGGAGGAGCTGGGCAAGGTTGCTCGACCAGAACCGGGTTGCTTGAGCATCCCGCGATATTGAGCAATAAGAGAATCATACTGAGCTTGTAAGTCATCTTTTTCCTTTTGTTTGTTCTGCGAAATCTGGGCTTGCTGGTAGACAACCATATTCTCATGGTCAAGAGCATCCTTCTGAGCCTGTGCAGATTTCTGCTGCTCCTGAGCAATCAGCTTTTGATACTTGGCCGTATCTACTTCATGAGTGACCATCGCGGAGAATCCGCACAAAACCAGAAGGACGCAAATCTGCAGGTAAATCATGACTGCTCTTTCTGGGTTGCAGCTTTCCCGCCAATGAGAACGCCACCACCACCTAACAGGGCCCCAAAACCTATTCCGAAATCAGAAAAGTTAACAGGTAAACCTTTGAATATATGGAGAAAGCCTACAGCGCAAAAAGTGATTGAGGCCATCAATGTGCAGGATCTAGCAAGGCAGAATGTCTTGTTGTCATCTTCGGTAAGAATGTCTAAGAAAAACTGCTTTATGTTCATTCTGGTTTGGCTTTCTTTTTTGGTGCAGCTTTCTTTGCTGCTGGAGGCTTGGGCTCGGCCTTGGGTTTTGGCTTGGCCTTTTTGGGCTTTTTGTCTGGATGATGTTCTGGATGACGATCAAAATATGAGCCTATAACGGGCTCAACATCGAAAGGTTTGGGCTTGAAAAGAGCTAAAAGCTTCTTAATCATGGTTTGTCCGCTTTGCCGTCTAGACGGTCGAATATCAAATCAAGAGTCCTTTCCATCCTTGATAATCGAGCGTCTAAATCAGTTTTTCTGACATATTCCGTTGGGAGGAGAATCTCTAAATTCTTCATATCTCTAGCCAGTTCTGTTTGAGCGTCAGCTATTCCCTTTTGACTTGTGGATATGCTTTTTGTCCACCATCCGATTACACCACTAACGAACATATAAAACAGAGTGACGGATGCGATAATGGCCTCCCAACTCATGTTTACTCCTTATGCTGCAGGGTCAGACGTATCCCCGACTGGTTCTGCAGGAGCTTCAGAAATTGGCTCGGATACAGGAGCGGGGGCTTTCGCAGCAGCTTCATCGGCTGCTTTCTGGGCAGTTTCAGCAGCAGCTTTTGCAGCATCGGCAACAGCAATTGCTGCCTCCGCTTCCTTCTTAACGTCTTCGGCTACAGCAGCAGCAAGCTTGGCTTCTTCTGCTTCTACGAAATCCAGAATAGAGCGCAGCTCTTGACGAGCTTCAGTGGTTAATTCCAAAACGAGTTGCTTCAGTGACATATTTAATCCTCTTTTGCTTCTTCATCGTGTGTTTCTACAGCCTCAGAAGCATGTGCTTCTTCTTGGGCAGCTTGAGCTTGCATTTGCTGCATGACTTGCATCCGGATTCCGTATACCAGCATTTCAGACTTTTCCATTGGAAGCTTACGCAAGCCTTCAAGAATGATATCTACTTCTACGGTTGATTCGACTGTGATTGTAAGTGCCATTTTTTTCCTTTTTAAACGGTTGGCTTAGTAGGTGCTGCTGGAAGCATAGCCACAAACGCTTCTGCAGTGTCAGGCAAAGTGCCTTGCTCAATAGTGTACGCCTCAGCCCAAATACTGTCACGCCAAGCTATTAAAGAATCGGCATCAGCTTTGTATTGTGGATTTGATGAGGTCGCATAAGAGACTGCCGATAACAGAGAGTCATAGCCCCATGATTTCGCAATATTATCAAGATTCACCTGAACTTCGCTATTGAACGATTGGATGATCTGGTCTTTTGTTGGGGCTGGGGCAATAGTTGATGCTCCAATAGGGAGCGGTCCCTTTGTTGCCATGATGTGTTGAGAACCATCAGGAAGCCAATAAATAATTCCCACATGATCTTCGGGGGCGGTTAATGACGAACCTTCTGGAAACGGACCTAAATCTATTTGAACATTTTGACTGAAATCAGGCAACCAATAGACGGTCCCACGATGATCTTCTTGAATGCTCCATGATCCACCAGAAAAAACCGCAACGCTTCCTTTAAGTACAACAGGAGGAGCTTCAATTGTTGCAAATGCAGGAAGCAAAATCACTCCCTCCTCAATCGGAGAATAACTTGCATCTTCTGAACTGAGATATTCGCCAGTAATGTTTGAATAGTTGTAAATGAGAGTCATAACCTTTTCCTAGTATTTGATGCAAGCCAGAAGAGCAACGTTTTTGGGTGTGGTTTCTGTCCCACCCGTATTAGTAAGGGCAGCATATCCATTTTGAATCTGAACGCGATTTGAAGGGCTTTCTATGCTTGTCTGTGGAGCAACACACAATCCATTTCCACTTCCAGCAGAAGAACCCAAGATTATGTTATCCAAATGCCCGTGGCCCGTATCTGTGTGAGTATGGCTTCCAAAAGAGTCGGCTTGATACGATCCAAAAACGCGACTGGGATCTAGTCCCCGTCCATTGTCCCATCCCCGAACAAACACAGCCCTTAAATCAGGAATGTTGAATGTAGTAGATCCGTCACCTGCTCCAAATGTTGTGCCAATCGCTGAAAATAATCCGGAATAAGTTGTTCTTGAAATTGCTGCGCCATTACAAGCCAAATATCCGCTAGGAGCAGTTGTTGAAGCAAACCAATCTACTAATCCCGGAGTGTTTGAAACATAATTGGCTGGATTAGCTGCATTGTAAGGCGTAAATCCAAGAGCAGAAATTACATCTGAGGAGGTCAGACTAACGGTTCCGACTCGCCCATTAAAGCTGGCAACTTTTGCTGAATCGGCAAAACTGATATTTGCACCATCACCATAAATAAAAGTCGATTGCCCTTGAGTGAGGGTCACACCAGTGCCAGAAGCTGTCCGAGCCGTGAGAGTAAATGATCCAGTGGTGTTGTTCTGGACGATGTATTCGCCAACTGTAGCCGGAAAAATTAAATTTCTGTTTGCAGTGAGGGCTCCAGAAATAATCAATACCGGATAAGCTGCTTGTAACGTAGTAAGAGTTACATCAGCAGTTGTAACGGTTACGGATTGAGATCCTTCGAAGGCGAGAGAAATCCAGCCAGCACCACCCGTATCAGGATTGGATGTATTGTTATCTACTGAATTCAGCCAAAGCCCACTCAGCCCTGCAGCCAAAAGAACAGCACCATTGGGATATCCTCCAATGGTTGAGGAGAATGTTGCGTCATAAGTGAAAAGTCCACCCGCTTCCTGCCATTGCTGAATGGCAGTGATTTCATAAAGAATGCCGTTGAAATCCGCGCCAAAAGGAGGGACACCGCCAGAGCTGATAGCCTGAAATGTAAGTGGAGGAAATCCATCAGTTAAAGAGGCTTTCCCGTTGGTTATCCCAATTTGAGAAGCCTGTGGAATCGTGTTTTTGTAACTAGATCCCGCCGAGTTTGCAAAAGGGATCTGAATCTTTGATGGGATGTTTGTGCTTTGCATTTCTGATCCTGTTAATAAGTTACGTTGACAAGTACGCCAGCCGGACGGGGAAACACGCCCGAACTATTCACAATGGCAAGCTGCCAAGCATTCGGAATAAAGTTGAAATGATACGTCAGGCTCATATTTAAGCCATCTATCACATAAACGATTCCATAAGGGCTTCCAGATACCGAAGTGCCAAAAAAATACTGGAGAAAGCTGTTGATATTTGGAATCGACAAATTGCTGATATTGACCGCTGCTTTTACCATAATCAGACGGCGATAAACGTCATCTGATAGGTAGTAAGTCGTGGTGTTTGAAACAGAAGAATAGAATGGAGCTTGTCCAAAAGGCTGGGGACCAGTTGAGGCATAAGCTAAAAGATAAGCTTCATCAAAACCCAAAAAGTTTGGTGAACCCGGAATTTGCAGATACCGCGAAACGTTAACAATCTGCCCCCAAATATCAAGACCACTTCCAACAGCCGTGTTTACGTCCCAAATGTTTGCATAAAACTGTGCAATGTCACTTGCTGGGTCTACAGCGTCATTGTATGACTTCAACAGCGAATAAATCGTTGGAGAATTGTAGTATTGGCTAAGAAGTGTCTCGTCCCAGTTTTGCATAATTACACCAGGGTCACTGTTACGTTTGAAGCAGAAAGAACTGGAAGCTGGTCAATGCCGAATGCAACCAAAAGCGCAAATTGCAGAGCTGTGCCATTGCCTGAGCTTGCGCCAGTAGTTGCAGCGGTGAATGTTGAGCCCACCGCATAAGTAACCCCGGAAGTTCCTGCTATCGTGTTCCACTGCGTTTGCGTAGTCGAGCCAAGCGTCAAAATTTGATAGAACTGACCAATAACAAAAGATCCAGCGGTTACTGAATTGTAGGCTGCAAGATAGACTTCTTCGATATTTACATAAGGGCTTATCGCGTTGATGTTGGCGTAATAGCGCCCTGAATAAGTAGTCTGCCCAATGTAAGCAGCTTGCCCCCCGTCTTGGCCGTTAAATGAAGCAACAACCGCATTTTGGACTAGCTGAGTAATGTTTGATGGAAGCAAAGAATTGCTTTTAATGACTATATCAAAATAGCAATTCGTTGCAGTTGGGGTCAGATAAGTGACGGAATAGGCAATCGGGGTTGCGTAGGACGTATCATAAACCGTAACGGTTGTATTCCCGTTATATCCGCAACCCGGAGGCTTTTTGTTCCAGATTGCCTGTGCAATAGCAGAGGAGGAACCACCACCAACCGAAACAACCATTGAATGAGCAGCGATTGAATAGCTAGTGGATCCGTAGCTGATTGCAGTTCCTGAAGGATTATCGACCACTACGGCCTGAAGGACATTAGGAACCGCCAGCACTGAAGCAAGGATTGCTTGAATAGAATTGACTGCATTCACTGCAACGCTGTTTTGCCTTCTGGCTTCAAATGCTGCTCTACTTTCTACCGCATTTCCAAGCGTTCCAGCCGTTGAGTTGTATACCGTATCCCAGCCAGCAACAGCGGTATAAATTTTAATCAATGCTCCAACGTTGCAAGCAATCGCGCCAGTGGTTTGGTTCTGGAATGTTCCAACGATGTTCCCGCTGGCTGGAATGGTTACTGAAGCCGTGAGGCTGTAAAGGTATCCATTAGTATCCTGAGCGATAGATCCAGCAGGGATCACGGTTCCCACCGCTCCTGTGCAAGTTGCCTGAACAACGGTTCCTGCTGCCTGAATGCGAGTCATGAAATAAATGTAACCAATAGCATCCTGCCAAATGCCAGAGGCAAAGGCTGGATTTACCTGATTGGCAATATAAGCAATTTCATTGTTTTTCTCGCCAATGATGGCCGTTTCAGATTGAGCAAGTTGGCCTTGTGGGGTTGTAAGCTGCGAGTTAACGCCACCACCAAAGGCAACGTTAATGTCTGTTTGAACTCCTGTAAGGATGGCCTGTTCTGTAGGGAGAACAGGGGCTCCATTGACCCATGTAATAGCAGGAACGTTTGTGGTCATTTATTAGCCTCCGAAAGCGACATTGTTAGCCACTCCATCCGTATCAATGAATTCAATTTGACCCGCCAATGATCGGTTCTGGAATTTTGTAAAGTTTACCTGCACTTCAGCAACATCAGGAACAAGCAAAGCTTCAGTTTGCATTTGCTGTGCAATGTAAGACAAGGGGGGGAATTCTCCAAGGATATCCTGCCAATAGGGAAGCCCCAAATTGGTGTTGTACCAGCATTCACCGAGAAAAGTTCGAGTAGCCGAGGCTACATCTTGAGCGATAGCATAGGGAGCGCCAGCAAGCGCAATGTTTCCATTAGCATCGAGAACCAAATCCCAAGCTGTTTGATCGAGTAAAAGCGTATTGTGAATGATCGTCATACTGGTTGCCCCGTATTGCTTCCACCAGATTGAACGCCAGAATGAACGTGAGTGTGGAGGCTCGTTCCCTGACCTTTAACATCACCCGTTGCCGTAAAGGATCCAGTATGGGACCAAGTACCGCTTGAGCTAATGTTTGGTGCAGTTATTGTAACTTGAGTAGGGGAAAGGATCGTGATTCCCGCGCTGTTAAATTGGACATATTGAGTTGGAGCAAGCCCAATCATGGTCATCAAGTAGACGATATCGGACATATCATTTTTGCGATTTGAACCGGGGGCAGAAGTAAAGTTGTTCCCAGTTTGAGGATTGATGCTGTTTCCAACATTCTGCACTGTGGAAATGTCTCGATCACAAACTACTGCAAGCCCAATGTCATTCACTATAGGGTCAATGATTATTCCATTGGCCCCGCCCTGAATCCTCATGTATGGAACGTTATAGATCACGCCGTGAGGCCATGAATTGCCGTTGCCGTCTACTGCATTGACTAGGGGCTGGATGTTTACCGTTCCAACCGGGGACAGTCCTCCAGAGTTTGAAACTGCCAATACCTGCACTGGCATGGCTGTCCGAACGCCAGCCAGAGCGCTTCGGATCATGTAATTAAGACGAGCAACTTCCGAAGCTGCATCAGCAGCAACGTAGTTTGTTTGGACTTGCTGATTAGTTGGGGCTGACATGAGGAGGAGATGATAATTTTACAGTTGTGAACCAAGGGCCGTCAGGAGTCAAAGTGCTAAGCTCATGGGTTGACTCGATAATGGGCCAAGTGCCGTTAGACTTTGGAATATCAGAAGTCAGTTTGACCGCCCGGCCATTGACGGCAGAGGGATTGAATTCAGTCTTCACAATAAAGCCTGATTCCCAATAAGATGGATATCCAACCATTCCGGTTGTTGGCCCTATTTCTACAATCGTATCATCACATACGCCATAGTTAGGCCAGATAGTGACCTGATTATTTTCAAATTTGACTGGGAACCGAGCAGCCCTAGCAACCGTTGAAATCTGATCTATGACAGAACCATAGACATATTGATTTTGAAGTACGGCATGAGCTTTTTTCTGGTAGTTCACAAACGTCCAAGGACCGCCTAACTGTTTGACGAGAGCCTCAATAATGTCCTCTGCGTTTTGGTCTCCGGGATAAGTGTTCGCAGCGTTTGCATTGCCTTTAGGGAAAAATCCAGCCTGAGCTGCACAAGTGAAGGAAATCTCTGGTTGGTGCGAAAAGTCCATATAGCTCTTGAATATGGTTCCCGCGAAAACTTGATTCATAGCCCCGCCTTGGTTCCCCGCATAAACGATGACGGATTGTTCTTGCAGGGTTACAAATGAAGCGCCAGTACTTGAGTAAGTGTTCATCTGATCGAGCGTCATACCGAAAACTTTGAGCTGCAATTGACCCCAAGCAGTTTGACCTCCGGGATTGGTAATTGTGGCTAAGCATTTGATATTCTGCAAAAAAAGCGGAGTCTGGTTTGGTGTATTAAATACCAAATCAATTTGTCGAAAAGCAAAACTCATGATTCGTACACCAAAAGATAACGAGACCCAAGGCCCGTGTAGTATGGATCGCTTGTACCTTGCGTATCAACAAATGCAAGCTGTCCCCCAAATCCATAATAAGCTTCTCGAACAAGACCGACCAAGTTCAAACAAAGCACCGTATTGACGCAAGTACTGTTGTTCACGGTCATATCGAAATAAAGGCCGTTGCTTTTTTGATAGAGCGTTATGGCGCAATTTTGCCCACCAAGCTGAATAGTAAAAGTCTGAGCTGCAACTGAAGTGATAGGAACTATTTGGATCGTCATTGAATGTTCCCCGCACTGGTTGAACTCACTCCATTAGCTGCGTTTTGCGCCGTTGGTTCTTGTGGCGATACTTGGCCGTTCGAAGTTGGGGCTTCTCCATCAGGTTGAGCGGTTGGAGCGTTAGACGTTACGATCCTCACCCACTGGAACCAAAGTTTAGCAATGATTAAGGTTGCGCCATTTCGAGCTTCGCGCCTGTAATCGACATGAACAAGGTTAACGCTTGTATAGGTCTTCCCCGGAGTCTGAATGTCCAAAAGCGTTAATGAGGTCAGAAGCTGATTCAAAGTGTTGATGAAGTTATCCTTTTGCATGGGACCATTTCCGCTGCAAGTAACAGTTACTCTGATTTCATAAGGCAAGCTGACCTTGTTGTAGCTGGCAAATGCTCCAGCCTGTAATGGATAAATAGGAATCTTCTGATCTTGCTTGAATTCAAAGTCAACAAATGAATCTGGAACCAATACAACCGTTTCGGTTTCATTGTCGATGATTGCCCATTGCTGCCCAAATAAGTCAGTAGGAAGAAACTGAGCAACAACCGCCAAAGCAGCGCCTACATATTGAGCGCCAGTTCTGCTTAGAGGCGGGACTCCGGGAAGCGGAGGAACGTTAGGATAAGGGATAAGTGGCATTATCTAGGCCCCTGCATTCCAGCGTTGACAATTTGATTAGTTTTTATGCTTTCGCCAATGTCTTTGGCAATACCCTTGGCATCAATCGCTTGCGTGTTTACATCTATTTTCCCAATGTTGGTCTCAATAATCGTACTTCCACCTCTTCCTGAATTGGGAATCATTGAAGATGCTCCAAGTGGCATATTTGGCATGGATTGGGTGATATTTGAAAGATTCATTATCGAGTGCAGAATGGATTGACCAGCTCGGTTGTTGGCATCAATCGCCATTTGACCGTAGCCTTTCCAGTCAGAAACTGACCGCTCCCAAAATCTATTAAGAAGCGCTTTTTCTGAAGGCTTACCTGCCGATTCTGGTCCGGGCTCAGTCGCTCCAATAGGAGTACCCAAGGGCAATGGCTTGAAATTAGAAGCGCCAGAGGTAGGAATTCCTTGATGATATTTTTTAAGATATTCCTTAGTTTCTGGGTATGCGTTTTCCAAGCCGACACGATCTAAATTCCCCTCTCCCATGTTGTAAGCAGCAACAGCCTTATCAACATCACGAGAATAATACTTCATCAAGTTGGACATTTTCTTAGCTGCAGCTTCGGATGACTTCTCAAAGTCAAAAGTATCTTCACGGCTAAGACCATATTCGGCTGCAGTGCTTGGCATAAATTGAAAGTGTCCAGTAGCTCCTTTTGGAGATACCATCTTTTCACCACGCCCAGACTCAAGTGCCCAAATCTTGTCCAGCATCCCGGATGGAAGATTGTATTTAGACTCTAAGTCGCTCAAACTTTTTGCTTGTTCAGGAGTGCCTCCTCTTGGCTGCATTCTCTCCCGTTCTTTTTGGAGAATCTCTTTTTCTCCCTCATTTAACTCTCCAGAATGAAAGATAAGTTCAGCCGTCCCCAAAGATTTGAGCATCCACTTAGGAGCAGCAAGCCCCAATAGCTTCATCGCGCCCGTGAGAGACCCAATGGCAGCAGCAAATGCAAGAGTAGTGGTGAGGCCACCATTTAGAGTTTTGTCCCATTCTACGAACAACCGGAGACTTGCTTCTGTTAGCTTGGCTAACTCCATCATGGATGGATTAAGTTGATCTGTTATCTCATTCTTCGCAGCATCCATTGCTCGTGAAACATCACCCCATTTCTTTTGGAGCGCTGCTGCTGCTTCAGTGTTTTTATTAGTAACTCCAGAGCCTTTCTCAGCCTCTTGGTAAAGGCTTTGCACTGAAGCCGAGCCTTCTTTAAGAACCATGAACAATTCGCGGTTTACGCCGATTGCCTGAGCTTGCAAGAATGCAGTCTCTTCGCCGTAAGTGTCGGTGAATTTTTTAATGGCATCGGCCAGTTTTAGTACATCGACCTTCTGGGTTTTAATGTCTACAGCATCAGTAGCCCCAAGAATGGCCAAAGGCTTGAGGATTGCTGCATCGCCAAATTGAACAGCGGATAATCCTTGCTTGATGCTTTGCATTGAGCCTTGAAAGTCGGAAGCATCGCCACCAACTGATTTCATGACTTGGCCCCAAGCATCCAATTCCGTAGCTGACATTTTGAACAGTTGAGCTGTCCTGCCAATGTTTGCGTTGGTTGTGGTCGTATCCTTGATTATGTCCTTAAAGCCAGTCATCCCGACGATAGCTGTGCCTAAAGAGAGCAGAGCGTCACGGGTTTTTGTAAACCCATCACCGAGGTCGTTTACTCCTCGCTGGGTATTCTTGAAGGTTTTGGTAGATTGATCGTCGAACTTCCGAAGCTGATCGACTGACTTTTTTTGTGCAGTGCTGAACTTGGACGTATCCAGCCCAAGCTCAATCATTAAACTGTCAATAACCGTTGCCATTTATGCTTGACTCGCTAAGTTTGCGTTATGTCTATCAATGGCGTTGATTTCAAGGAGAATCCATAAGTCCTCAACACCATAAACGGTATCAAGCTCATGGAGTGTTGCAAGCCTTGCCGAGATAACCGTTGCTATCGTTTGTGGCGTGGCTTGATATTCGATGAGCCGATTGTTGCGCTTCCCTGTGCTTCTGATTCCGAAGTCGATTCTTTTGCGTCTAAAAAAAAATCCGTGTGAAGATCAAAAACAGCCTTCCGTAAGGCTAATCGGGTCTTCACTTCTTCAATATCATCTTCAATCAATACACGTTTAATGTTGGGGGAGGGAACTACCTGAATACAACCCATCATTTCATCCAGAAGAGGCTTTGCAGCCTCAAATGGAATTTTGAGAAGATTCAAGTAGCCCACCGCTAGGAGCCCCGCCATTCCCTGAGCTGCTAAATGGTCTGGGATTTCAATCCCAGAGTTACCGATAGCAAGAATAAGCTTAAAAGCCCAATTCTCAGCCTGTGAAGCGGACATTTCGGTAATGTGGAATTGCTTCCCTGCATCGCGCCCGAAGTCCGCTGTGAATGACGTTTCCTTTCTAGCCATTTTTAGATTTGCCCACCAATAATACGTTGCCAAGTAATCTCATAAACAAGAGGTTCTAACGTCCGCTTAACACCTGGGAACGGAGTTGCAGAGGTCAAGAATCCGTTTACCAGAGTATAAACCATGCTCGTTGATGGAAGCGTGATTGATCCACTAGCAGAGAAAACATCAACTGCAGCGTCCTGAGCGTTGCGCCATGCGTCGAACAGGAACACGCTGGGGCTGTCTGCTTGAAGATGAATAGTCATCTTGTATGGGACAAACACCTTGCCAGCGCTCAGCTTGCCGTCTACGCCCATAAGGACTTCTGACTGCTCTACAGCTTCACCCTCGAAAGCATCATCCACTGCAAAGCCTTGGATCGTCTGAGGGACCGGAAAGTAATTATTGACCGCTAACGAAAGGATAGCGTTTGCTGAGGTAATAGTTGCCATATTTCAGTCCCTTATTGAATTGCGATTGAAGCCATAACGATCTGCTGAACCGCCTCACCATCCTGATAATACAGAGTGATTGGAGGAGATTGACGAGCAGCGCGGGTTTGAGCCGTTGCTGGCAGAATCTGCAGATAGTATCCCTGTGAGGCAATCGTTGGCGCAGCATTCACGCCAGTTGCAAACTGGATTTCTGCAGCCTGTGCAGCAGATACGTTGATTCCAGTTCTGATCGCGCCAAAGTTAATTGCTGAGTTGATTGGATCCTGTGCAGCAGCATAGATCAAGCCGTTACCCTGAGCATTGTAGGGAACTGCAGTTACCTGAGTCAGCAAGTTGACCATAGCCAACTGAAGGTTAGCATTGAGCCAAATCTGGTTCAGGTAAGTATCAGCCCAGAGCCACTTGCCAGAAACAGAGCCCGGAGCGAACCAGTTCTGATTATTGGCTGGGTTGTTGCTTCCCCAAGCACCATAGCAGTTGTATCCATTCGAAAGGACTGCAGCGTATTGGGTAGAGTTCGTCACTGAAGGAACAAGTCCAGATTGTGACTTGAAGCAAAGCGTGGCTCTACCGTTCAAACGGGCAAAGTCAAGAGAAGCAGCATACCCACAAACAAAAGCAGCGTGAGTGTAATCACCAAAAATCGGGCAAGACCCAATAATCTGGTTCGTTTGCAGCCAATCGCCAAAGGTATTGGTTGTTGATGCGTTCAAAACATTAACGTCTGAATCTTGGCAAACGTACAAATAGCGAGGAGCTACTGAATTGCTCCATGTTGCAAATGCCTCTTTCTCAGTTAAAACAGCTTCCCATGCGGTCATGAAGCAAGCCCAGTTCTGATTGAGCTGCAATACGCTTGCCATAAATGAAGCAGGTGTACCAGCAGCAGCGCCCTGAGACAGAGTTGCACCCGTTGCCTGAGTCAGCATCAAAGCAGTTGCAAGCGTTCCCGTTGTTGCATAGCTCATGGTCTGCGTTGCGCCAGTGGTCGTTGTCGTAAACACAAATGAGCTTAATGTTGCATTGTAGGTAACGGTAAAGCCGGGGGACGTAAACGCTGCCTGAATGATTGTTGCAGCATTGCTGAAGCTAGTTGCTGAGGTAAGATTGATCGTGCCTGATGTTTTAGCTACTCCAGCAACCGTAATGGTTAACGTACCCGTTAAAGCCTGAAGCTGACCAAGCGTCATAGACGCAAGTGAACCGCCCATCAGCCAGCCAGCAATTTCTGCTTCTGGATACTGCGTGAAATAGAGCGTTCCGGGCAGTGCTGTGCAATTCGTGAAGCCGTCAAAGTAAATGTTGGCAATTGCAGCTTCGGTTGAAGACGCGCCAAAATAACTCTGAACGCCAGCAGCGTTTGAAAAAGTCAAAATTGATCCATAAGGAGCTGAGACGTTTTGAGTAAGCACAAGACCGTTAAGATCGACTGCTTCTCCATTCGCGGACAGAACCGAAGGAACAACATTGACAACTTGAGAAAAAGGAATGGTACTCATGAATTCTCCTATGGTGTAAATGTCTGGTCTATAGGGGCAAGATCAATTTCAATCGCCAGCATTGATTGCTGAACAGTTGAAACGGTTGGCTTGTATTGTACTCTCGCTGCCAATTTCCAGCGTTGAATATACTGGGATTCTCCACTAATCAACGGAATTTGAACAGGATCATCAGCATACAAAGGCTGAATGTTTGCCGGGAAAATCTCGGTTGCGTATTCATCCCTAAACAAAGTTACCGTTTCCGCTGCCCATGCTTGAGATAATGGGCCATAGAAATCGAGCTGCACTTCATAGATCATAGAGGAAAGAATAGACTTTCCTTGGGTTAGGGAGTCGTAAGTATCCACATTGAAGGAGAGCCTATCCATCCCGTTATTATTCATCGCAATAAACGGGCCATTTGGCATTGGAACCCTGTTGTCCTGCTGCTGAATAATTTCTACATTGGACGGAATGTACGTTTTAAAAAACGTCACAAACGCCCGAAATACGTCTTGGTCGATAATGTCTATCGTCACGGCCATTTTAATCGTCCTGCAAAGTCACAATGACATGACACCAATCAGGCCAAGTCTCATTAACCTGTGTAACCAACCAATTCCTATTGCATCCTCCGGGGATCTCAGGGAAAACCAGAATGTCACCACCAAGCTGATCCACTCGAACCACGCCAACAGCATTGCCATAGAGGTAAACCGAGCGCATAACTGAATTGATGTTCAGACCGTCAGTATGTTGTAAGTCGGACGCGCTAAGAGCCTGAATTTGAGCCTCAACTGTCAACGTAATGGTCTGAGGGGTACGCCGACCAGCATCATCAGTGATATATCCATTGGATTGCTTCCATTGGATCTGAACGTTTTTATTCGTGATCTGGGTATATTTGTTAGCAATAGCTCGGAGATTCATTAGCCACCCTTCGCGGTAAAGTCAGAACCAGCCTTATTGACTGCGTTTTGCACCGAAGCAACCATTAAACCAGTATCAACCAAAGGTTTAGAAGAGCCTTTCCTTTTGATTGTCGCTGGAGAATTGGGAGGTGAATCAACTTTTGAAATAGTAACTTGAATATCAGCAGCAGCGGATATCCCAACAAGGTCTAGCACGTCAAAAGCCGTCATTTTGCCCATGACTACTTTTGGAATTCTGCTTGCAATGATTTTTGTCCATTCGTGCTTATTTGCTTTGACAGTTGGACGCATGAAGGGACGAGGAGGGATGTTAACTTCTGGTGCTCCAAACTCTTGAATGGTCGCAACATAAGCAACTGGAGTGCCTTCTTCGTAATTTATCCCAGATGGAAAGCCAACTTGAGCAACCATACCATCGAATTCTTCAGGAACTCGCTCAAAAGTTGCCTTGATCTTTTCGAGGTTGAGCTTCTTCATTTAACCAAATATCCCACCAGCGCGTCTAAAGCCTTGATTCTCGATGCTGCCACCAACGTATAGACCAACGTTAGCAACGGCTCTTAGAAGGGCTCTAAGCTGGTTTCCGTACGGGGTAGTAGATAGCCACCATCCAAACGCTGTTTTTGCTGGAGGGGGCACGAGAGAAACGTTAACAGTCCCCTCGGAAGATCCAGACACAACTACAGCAGGGATTCCGCTATTGATTAGCGTAAATGATGCTGCAAGATGAGCGCACATCAAATCTATAGCCAACTGAAGTTGCTTAGAATTGAAGTTCCAAGGATAGTTGTTATCAATGTTGATATAGGCCGTTCCCATCGTCCACCAACCATCAAGCTGAGCAGTTGGGTAGGCAGTCGTATCCTCAAACTGGGGAAACTGTTCTCTAAATGCTGAGTCGTTGAAGGTTGGGGTCGTGGAAGTCATATTTAGCCTTTGCCTACTTTTGGCTTCTCTTCATCGGTTTTATAGTCAGCATCCGTCAAGGGAGCTGATTCATCTTCCATATTCATATCGGAAGCAACTTTTTCGGCTTCTGCATTCTTGGCTTTAACTACCAGAAAGCCTTTTGCTTCATGCTCCTTGAATTGCACATTGCGCTGTAATTCTTCAAGGTCATATTCAGAAATCTCAGTGCTGACACCGATAGGGGTAATCAGTCGATCGTTTGCAACACCTGTACCGCCCTTGATGAGAACTGAATGACCTTTGACGGGCAAATCTGCACCGCCTTGATTCCAGTTCGTATAGAGTTGATCGTTTGCAAGCGTTGAAAAAACGTAGTGTTTTGCCATTTCTTTATCCTTTTGTGTTGAATTGGCGGGAGAAATCCCCCCGCCGATCCAATGTTACTCCAGCAAGTAAGGGCAGTCTATGACCGCCCCTCCCCGTTAGATTCCTGAGTAACGAACCACTGCATAAGGTCTTTTCAGAAGTACGCCAGCAGTTGCGTTGCTGTAGTCTTCTTCGTAAGCCTTAGCCTGTTTCTCTACGCCGAGAGCTTGGAACTTGGCAGGTACAACCTGAACCCAAGTACGGCTATCGTCGCTTGCGCCATCTTCAACTTCTTCCGCATACAGGTAGAACACGTTAGCGCCACCGTTTGCGTAATTGAGCTGAGGAGCAGAAATAACGCGCAGCTTTGGATAGGTCTTGTTCAACCAGTCACGAACCGAGATGCCGAAGTCAGAAGTTACTGACAGGTACTGATAAGCATCGGTTGGCAGGGCCAGAGTAAGCTCAGCACTTTCTGGGTTGATCGTGTCCTGAGACTGGGTTTGGAGCTGTGCAGCAGCAACCCGAATGTCAGCAACGATCTGCAAAAAGGTTTTCGTACTCCAAAGCGTAGAACCGCCCGTTCCCGTTGCAGCAACGGTCACATAAGCAGGGAGGCCCGGATCATTCAGGAAACCATACGTCAGGTTGCTACCGTTGTTGAAACCGTAAAAGCCAACGAGGTTACGCTGAATTTCAAGAGCCAAAGCTGCAGAAGCGCGTTTTTCAGCAGAAGAGCTGATACGGATACGAGCAGCGCGAGCTTCTTCCAACATACCAACCTTGATGCCCTTTTCAAAACGGACAACCGTTCTACGGACAAAGTTGGTGTTCCAAGAGGCAAGAGGAACGTTCGTGTAATCACCGTAAGGAATGGCGTTACCGATTGGCTCCAAGAGGCCCTGTACGATTTCCTGATCTTCCCATGAGCCAGTCGTGGAAATACCGCAAAGCTCGTCGATTTTACGAGCTGCAGTTACAACCTTGACGAAACCGGGAAGCCAGTTCTGAAGGAACTGAACAGGAGTCGTGATGCTAGGCTGGGATACATCGGCCTGAGTATCCATTGCATAGTTGGCCATAGCGCGGATGTTCTTCGCGCCAAAGTTAATACCGAGGTCTCCGAGTGCAGCGTAATCGGAAACATCATCGGCAGACATTTGGACCGCACGAACATCGCGGGGTCCAATAAAGCTGCGTTCGAGAGAGTTGCTCATATTTCAGTCCTTATTAGTCAGTGATACGGATAGCCGTCAAGCCAGCACCGCTGATTGGATAGTTCCAAACAACGCAATTTGGGATGAGGGCATTGCCAGTGGTTTCTGAGCTGCCGGGAGCAACTGCAGACAGAACTCCAGTCGTGGTGTTGTACTGAATCCAGTCACCAATGTTTGCAGCACCCGTAAGGCTTACAACGATGGTTCCCATCGTCATGAATTCGCCCTGTGAATTAGCTGACAGGAACATGGTTGGATCAAGAGGAGCGCCACCCACTGCACCATAAGAAGCGTAAGCTTTTGGATTGACCAAAATACCCGCGAATACGGTTGAGCCAGAAGTGATAGTGCCACCTTGGGTTGCAATGTTCGTTGAATTGCTCTTCGTGAAAGCAAGGCCGATAGTACCGCCATTGCTGTCAAGCGTAAGAGAATCAACGCGCTGAGGACCGTCAACAATCAATTCGCCGGGGATACCGAAACCGAGATTGACGTTAACTACGGATTGGAAACTCGCAGCAGTCATGATTATTTACCTTCCAAGAAACGTGAAACGAAATTGCCCTTACGAGCAGCAGGAGCAGAGTCCATGCCAGAACGTGAAGGAGCACCCTTGCCCATAAGGTATGCCTCAAGGAAAGTCACTCGTGACTCTTTCGAAACATCCAAGCCAAGCTTTTTACAGCCATACTTTGCCATCTTGCTCAGGTCCATTTCAGAGTGATCGAACGCTCCAATATGGGCTGAAAGCTTTTCGTATAGCTTATTCTTTTTCGCGATTGAGAACTGAACGCTTCTAGCAATAGCTGCAGCGTCCATGCCTTCGCCTCTTTCGCCTTCCTTTTCTTCTTCCTTCTGACCGCCTACACCGTACTGAGGGACTTCCTCGTCTTCGGTTACTTCGGGCTTATCCTCTAATGGAAGATCACCTTCTTCGTCATCATCGGAAACAGCTTCCGCACCAGCAGAACCAAATTCTTGGCCTGTGAGCTGCTGAATCTTTGCCAGCTTTGGCATGACTTCTTCGAGGAATTTATGCACTTCCTCCAAAGTCATTGGGCTCCCGCCCATTTCTTTGTTTTCTTCAGCCATGTTAATGAACTCCTTATTGTCTACAGTGAAAGTAAAATGGTCTAAAACCGCCACATCGGGGCCCATGCGTCCGTTATCGACAAGGGCTAGATGATTGCCCCGAATGTCCCGTTGAATGTAATCATACTGCATTCCGTCATAAACGCCGGGGGAGTATTCATACCTGCAGCGGTATCCGCATGACAATTCTTTTTTCCCGCTAGCAATGAGGTTGGCCATTGCTTCCGAGAATACCTTGATATTGCCCTTTAGGGTCATTCCGTCGAAATGAACATCTTGTCCAATAACGCCCTGAACGCCCTTTTGCTCGGAAGGAGTCAATCCAGCATCTTCACTGCCAAGCATAGTATGGTTATCAATCCAAGGAATAAGTTTAAACGAATCAACGCAATCCGACGAGCCCAGTTCCTCAGCGGGTCGATAAACCATATAGATTTTGTTTGGGTCGCACTCGTCGGAAATCGACCGACCAGAATAAGGGAATACCCCTACCATTGAGAGAGGGTTATCTTTTACTTCGAACCACCCGTTCGTATCGTATTCTCTTTTATCCATTCCCGAAGCGTTCGCTTCAGCAGCTTCCGCGATTTTTTCTTCATCCCCGTCAATCTTCGGAAACAACGGTTCAGGTGCATCCGCAATGGATGCCCAGACATATTCGCTGTGCTCGTCATTCAGTTCTGGCTCGAATTCGCCATCATTACATCCGAAGAGTCGAACCTTGCCTTCTTCATAAATCAGGTTAATGCCTGTCTCTGGGACGTGCATGGTCTCTTCTCTCGACTCGCGAATAGCGCTTTCAATCGGAGATTCTCCTTCTTCAACGTGACCACCGGGAAA